GGTCAATCCTACTGATAATGATGTGAAATTAGGTCCTAATTGTGCTAATGGTGTTAATCCCATAAATAATAAGAATGGAATTGATAGTATAGATGGAATTGCTGCGATTCCGAATGCGGCTACAGCCAATGAACCCATAAATGTGGATGCCATACTATTAAGACCTGTTGCTAATCCACTAAAGTTAGTTTCTAATTGTTTTAATGGAGTTAATCCCATAAATAATAAGAATGGAATTGATGGAAGTGCTATTATAAATGCAGGTCCTGCCAATGCAACTGCACCTATACCTGCGAATACTTTAGAATCACCCATCTCTTTTAAACCATCGGCTAATGATTTTAACCCACCACCACTTTTAGAACCACCTTTATCTACTTTAGGTCCCATATCCTGTGTTTTATCTAAACCTGGCAAATCAGGTTTAGCCCCACCACCACCTTTTGAGAAAACACCTTTTATTTTACTACCTAAATCTTTTGCTGAGTTAGCTGCTCCTGTGAACATACCACCTAGACCAGTCTTTCCATTCATCATTAGGTTCATTATAGTTGTTTTCGCTATAACCTTACCCATCTCCATAAGTAAACTACCAGCTCCTTTAACAGCTGAAAAGAATCCACCTTTTAACATCTCAATTGCTGGTGCTGCGGCTCCATATTTTTCTGTAAGTTCGTCTTGAACTCTTTTTTTGTCCATCATAACGGATAATTGTTCTTTATCCATTCCCATTGCGGCTGCGGTTGCTGCTTTTTCTTTTTCAGTCATTTGAGCGAACTCTTCTTGTCCACCCACACCTTTTAATATTTCTGCAGATAATCTTTCTTGAGCTGCTATTCTTTCTTCATCAGTACGAGCAGATTCCAGAGATAATGCGGCACTTCTTACAGCGTTAGCATTAACATCTCTACCTAACATCACTCTAGCTTTAGCAGCTGCTTTCATATTACCTTCGATATCCAAAACATTATTTGCTATGTTTTGAATTTCTTCCATATTAGTACCCTGCTTAATTAAAGCTGCGTTACCTTCTAATATAACATCCAGTTGTTCTTGAGTTTTACCTCTCAGCTTAGACATCTGAGAACCCATACCTTCCATCATCTTTTTGGCGTTTACACCATGCTTTTCTGCTAATTCTTTTATATGGTCACCAACTTCACCAGCTTCCATTCCTGCATTTTGGAAGGTACTTACTAAATCAGTTGCCGATGCTGCATCTCCTGTAAGTGATGCTACTTCAGTAACACCCTTTATCATATCTGATGTTGCTGCGTTTACATTACCAAACTTTTCAGCGATTGCTGATGCAGATGATGCTAATGCTTCTGAACCATACATCATTCCAGTTAAACTAAATGATGCTGCATCGATATTACCTTTAAGTATTACGGCTTCTCCACCACTTAGCCCCTGTTGAGTAACCATATCTCTCAATGTATCTACATGAGCGGTTAGTGATGCTCCAACATTTTCAAATGCTTTATTCATAGCAAGAGCGGCTACACCACCCTTAGCTACTGCCGCAGTTATATCATCATCTATCCCTAATATGTTTTGAAGAGTTTTCTTTCTGTCATCAAGAAGTTCTTGATAGTGTTCTGCTGATTCTTGCCGTTTTCCCTCTCGTCTAACAATTTCATCCAAATCATCTAATTGGGTTAGTAGAGCTTTTCCTATATCTTTGCCAGTTTTTGCTTGTTTTAATAATATTGCTTGTTTGGCGTCTTGTATTTTGGTAAGTTTACTTGCTAAATCAGTTTCACCTTGTATGTCGGTGAGTAAGTCCTTTTGGCTTTGATTTAATTTCTTTTGTCCTTGGACTCTCTTTAACAATATGGCAGATATGTTTGTCTGAAGTGATTCTTCAGCTCTAAGAGCTTTGAGATTTTTTGCATTCTCTTCAGCTATCTTCTTTTGGATATTTTCTTTTTTCTTAGCCATATAGCTACTATACTATTATTTCCAGTCTACTGGTTTAATATTATATTTTTTAAGTAGTTCTTGATATCTAGGGTCATTTGTTAGTTGTTGGTATTCTTTTTCTGCTTTAGCAAGTTTAATTTTCTTAAAAAAGTTAGATAAGAACCCTTCAGAGAGACCCTTTGATTTCAACATCTCTGTAAGTTTTGATTTGGTTATTTTGGCCATGTTAATGTATCCCTTATTTGTTAGTTGTATATAAATATAGAAATACCCAACAAATCATCAAAAAATTCATTGGGTATTAATATTATCTTCTTCTTGATTTAGCTTTCTTCATTTCTTTATCATGTGCTTTCTGTTCTTCTTGTCTAAATTCTACAATTTTACCTATNTAGAANTTTCTNGCCCAAACAGGCATATTNTAAACATCAGTAAAGTTGAATCCACCATTTCCGTGGAATATCAAATCAAAAATGTGAGAGTGTAAATGCTTCCTATAACTAAGATTGAGGCCAAAAAAAGCCAAGCCCCATAGGCAGTAGCATATCTCTCCCTTCCCCGGTCTCATCAGATATAAATTCATAAGTTAAATCAACATCTGGTACGACTTTGTTTATATGCGTTCTGAGAGCCCTTGAATCGGCCGCAAATAATTCGTTTTCTACGAAGTGATTGATTGTAGTTTGGTCTGTATCACCATCTACTGATACTATTGTATTTTTTAATCTGATAGTAAGTTGTTTATCAGTCTTATCATTCAACTTTCTAGATGCTTTCTTTTGTGCTTCTAATTGATGTTTGATTTTTCTTTCCTTACTTTCAGTTAATGCTTGAAAGGTTACTTTCCTTTTAGATTGTGGTAATTCAAACTCATATTCGTTTTTATGTAGTTCTGTTTGACCTGAACCATCATAATCTGTAGATTCAAATTGAGTTAAATCAATAACTTCTTTCTGCATCGTACCTGGTTGTGTTGGGTCATCAATCTCTACTTCATAATCTTTACCATATCCTAAGATTCTAGCCGCAATCATAATTGCGTTTTTATCACCTAATGTGATATCTATGTATTTTACAGGAGCTCCATCACCATTTGATATAATCAATGATTGAAACAATCTATCTAATACTGAACCATCTTTTATGTAAGATTGTGTAGTAAGTATATCCTCTTCTTTAGCTGTCATATACTTCATTTCCACTTTACCACTTGAAAGGGCGTTATCTTTTGGATAAACTAATCCTTTTGATGGTAAATCTACGATTTCTGTTGGGAATTTGTAATCAGAAACCTTTTTTTGCTCATACTGCTGTTTAGCGAGCTCAACCATATCCGCTGCGGATACTGGGTTTTTGTAATCATCTTGTAATTTTTCTTTGCTCATAACGTTTCTCGTTTTAAAACTTATTTAATGTTGGTTAACCTTATATAAATATACAAATAATATTAATTAAACTAATTAAACGAAAAAACCCCTACTAAATTAATAGTAAGGGTTTCTAAATTTGTAATACTTAGTATAATTTGATAATTAGTATTGTAATATTGCGTAATCGTATGCTAGTGTTAAATCTACAGTTGCGATATCTTCACCAGTATAGTCCATATCTGAGAACTTTGCTGTTTCAATAAATGCTCCTTTTAATGTCCACTCTTCTACTTTATCACCTACAGGACCCAAACTGTTAAATGTGATATCTTTTTTGTAGAAATCAGAGTAACCATCACGGCCTGTTACTGATTCGTGGTGTAATCTTACCCATTCCATTGCTGCTTGTGCTGCTGATGGAACTACCGGGTCATATAATGATATAGTTAAACTACTCCACTCACTTCTACCTTTTACATATCTTCTAACATTAATATGGTCTATGGTAACTTTACCATTTGCTATTTCTGGTCTGTTGGCGGCTTTCACTAAGTACGCTGGAATTCCTTCTATGTACATAATGAATCTGTTTGACATCTTCGGTTCGAATGATGTAAACATTACTTCTGTTGGGTCTAATAATTGTGCCATTTTTGTTTTCCTCTGTTTCTAATTCTTTAATATAAATATAGTTCTTTTTAAAAAATAGTTAGTCCCCCTAAAAATATTAGGGGAACTAAGATATTATTTATATACTATTCTGGAAATGCTGCTCCAGTTGGTAGTACGTTGAAGTCAAGAACTATAAATTCTGCTGTTTTTGCTGGTTGTAAGAATATCTCACCCACCATTATATTTCTATCGATTACATCTGGTGTGTTGTTGGTTTCATCCATCTTCACTCTAAATGCGTATAAACCTTGTCTTTGTTGAATTGATTCTAAGTAAGGATTAACGATTGATAGGAATCTATTTCTCGTAGCTGCTGTGTTGTTTTCGAACACTAAGTAACGAGTAGATGATGCGATGAATTTCTTCACTGCGATTAACAATCTTCTTACATTGATTCTATCCAATGCCGATGGTTTTGCTTGTAATGTTTTCTGTCCAAATACAGTTACACCCTGACCAGGGAATGTTGCGATAGGATTCAATCTACCTTCGTAAAGTGCATCTCTCTCAACTCTAGTCAATCTTGTCTTAGCTTCAATTACTGAAGTTAATCCACCTCTATTTAAACCAGCAGGTGCGAACCATTCGGCTGCAACTTGGTCATTAAATGCTATAACACCCGGAAGTACTACAGATGGCGGAACCCAAACAGGTTTGTTTTTGTCAGTATTCAGTATCTTAACCCAAGGGTAGTAAGATGCTACATAGTTTGAATCAAATGGTTGAACAGCGTTAACTGCCGTTGAAATTGAATCACCCCATGCTGATGCATCCATAATAAAGAATGTATCTTGTCTATCTTCACACATATCTTTAGCAAATGTTGTTACTGAAGAATGTAATCTGTGGATAAGACCAGGAATTACTAACATATTGATATCAAATTCATCAGGATTAGATACAGCGTTAATTGCTTTTCTATATGCTAATGTACCAGCTGCTGTGTTTGATGAACAATCCCATCCTTGCGTATTTCCAGAAACAATATCGTTTCCTAAAGATACAACTCTAGAAGGTTTGAATCCATCAAATCCACCTTGAAATGGTACTAAGAACTTACGAGAGTTAATCGTAGTTTTAGCGTTATCTAATGATATTTTATCAGTATTTGGTGATGCTGATGATGGGTAGTTAGCTCCAGCTTCTTGGTTATAATCACCTAAATAGAATGCCGTACCTACTACTGCCGTTGCCGAATCAGGAGTTGGTGATAGGAAGTTTCTATTATCGTTAACTGCGAAATCAAAATCTAATCCGTAGAATTTCTTAGGATTATATGATTGATTGATTTGTTGGTTAGATACCATAGTTGGTGCAGGTAAATCGAATTTAGTTCCGAATGGATTTTGTAATGCTCCAAATCCGAAAGGTACTAAAGTTTCATCAATTGCTTTGTTCATTACTGCTGGTGAAGCTTCAACTCTAATATTTGCTGAATTGTTAGCGTAATCACCATTTGTTGATAATTTACCATCATCATCTACAGTAATATACTTATCACCAATTACTCTTACGATAAAGTTTGGTGAATCAGGATCTAAGTTAACACCTTGAAATTGTTCAACTAAGTTTGGTCTGATATCTGAATCAACTATGCCTACGAATGGTGAACCAGCAATCTTATCTTGGTCTACTCTTCGTACTACTACAGTAAATGAACCATACTCAGAACCAGGAACTGAACCAGCTACTTTAACATCTTGAATACCGATTTTAAATTCGTAGTTAGTTGCCGTACCATGAGATAGTGTATGGAATTTAATTAAGTTAGTTGTGTTACCACCTACTTTTTGTGAAGTAATCCACGGAGTAGATGCTTCAGTATAAGCTTTTGTGTAATCTACATCTTTTAAAACATCCAATGTTACTACAGGAATCTCCCCATCTAATGCAAATACATCTGATTGGAAGTTTTTAAAGTTTGATAAAACATAAGCTTCTTCAGAACCTTTTGGAGAAAATCCAAATGATTTTGTGAAATAGTTATCGCTTGTTGGGTTTAATGATGCTGAGTAATCTGTTGATACAGCTTCAGAACCATTTACAGTTAATGTAAACAAAGATGCTGATACTGGTGTACTACCGAAATGGTCAGCAATTGCTGAATCATCAAATACATCTACATCTGATACAATTTCATGTGTTGGGTGTAGTACTGCTACTACTTTCTCACCAAGTGATGATGATACTTTCAATGCTATTGGGTTTTCCAGAGTGTACCCGTCTTTTCCTAATACTCTAACGATTGTTGCTGTTCCAGCATCTTCTAAGTAAGTTTGAGCCGTATATGGTAAATATGAATCTAAAGTCAATCCACCGAATACTTGCTGAAACTCTGAAAATGATGATACTGTTGTTGGAACGAATGCTGGTCCTTTTAATGTTGAACCTACTAATGCTGCTCCAATTTCGCCAATCCCTTGAGGTAGAAATGACAAGTCCTTTTCTCTTGTAAATACTCCAGGACTTACTATTCTTTCTGCCATTTTATTCTCCTATTAATTTCTTTTGGTTTTTATTATATCTATAAATACATCAAAAAACTCAAAACGATTATATTTATGAGATAGGTGTAAAAGTACCTTCTTCTATGTTAAACTCTCCTTCACCATATTTCTTTTGAAATTCTTCGGTGATTTCACGCTCTCCACTTCTTAAAGACCTAAACTTGTCAGATAAATTTGATTGTGCAGCTGTAATATTTTCTAATATCATTACTGCATTCAAACGTTCTACCTCTATCTCACCAATTCTTGCTGTAACCTCAGCAAACTCGGTTCTGAATTCTTTAACTTTAGCAATATCTTTTTCATCGATATTGATAACTTCTTT